GTCTACTTCACTTGCCATATTAATTCCTATAAAACCCCACGATATTGCTACCGTGGGGAGAGACGAACTGTGTTACTTTTTAAGCGTTAGGGTAAGACTGCCACTGTTGAGCATCCTTAACAACTGACGCACTTACAGTCATTGTTGGGCTTGTACCCCCAACATCGTAGTACAGACGTACATAACGCTCATTCGTATCTGGTAACCCCAGAACTAACGTATCGCCAATAGCAGCAGCTGCAATAGAGCGAGATGTTAGAACTGTTGTAGCAGAACTAAATGAAGCGTTATCATCTGTTTGAACTAGAACAGATAGGGTTGGCGAAGTGCCTCCCATAGCAACGTCAAAGTTCAAAGCGACTTTCATTTCCTCGCCTACACCAATATCACGATCTGAGCCCAGATCAATAATATTAGTAGAAGCTGCATCAACCGTTAAAGCCTGAGCATCAGAAAATTGAAGATTGTAGTCAATTATCATATTGTTTTCTCCTTAAATAATCCTTAGCTTACAACAGCTTCGGCATTTGTGATTGCATCATTACGTCTGAATGGAATTCCATCAAAAGTCATAACACGCTTACCAGCAACTTCGTCCATACCGATACGAACATTGTTAGCATTAGTGATTTGCCTACGCAAAATTGATGAGACAGTACGGTTACCATAGAATGTCGCACGACCTAATCCTAGGTTTGGAACTTTCTCTACTGCCTGTACCATTAAATCAACTAAGTCAGCACCCGAAGAGGCATCTTTAGTTAAGTTTGATACATCGATATTAGGGATACGAACCACATAACGCCAGTCTCTCAAAGTAACACCAATATCCCACTTGTAGTGAGTTCTATAACCTTGGTATTTACCTGATGCTGCATCCTCTAAAGTCACTTCACCAAGGTCTTGATGTTTCAGACCAGCTTGTGAACCTTTAGGATAGATACCATGAACCGTGTTAGGACCCCATACCACTAACCAGATGGAAGTGTTATCAGCTCCTGAACCACCACCGACAATGATATTGTCACCAGACTCAGCAGATGTTGAGCTATAGCGTGGAGCTAGACCCATAAACTTCTCTGGGTCAGTACCAGTATCACCATAGAACAATGTTGTTGCCATTGTTTGGTTCATTGATTCAAGGAAAGCACGGTCTTCAGATAACCTGAATGAAGCACTGTTACCATTAAGATCAGCCAAAGCCTTATCCACTTCAGCGTAAGCCTCAAGCATACCTGCTGTATCAGTCACCTGAACAGTTGTACTCTTGGATGGCTGTACACCATAGTTCAGTTTACGCCAAGTTGAACTTGGTAATCCTGAACGGATTGTTGTGCGATGTCCAGTTGGTAGATTTCCTTCAAGGAAAGTCATATCATCTAAGACCTCGTTTGTTTCTGCTAGTAACTCGACAATAGTGTCGATCTTACCATCAGGGTCCTGCCTCTTAGCCACATCAGCCAGAGTAGGATTAGTTGTTGATAATGTTGCCATTATTTACTCCTTTTATTATTGTTTCATTGACGGGTATAAAACATTCTCACGAGTCTTCTGACCAGCGTTAGCACCGCTAACAATGACCTTATCCTCAGAGATAGCCTTACCCACTCTGTTAAGAAACCTAATCATTTCAGGATGGTTGCCCAAACCAGAATAATCAAGCATCTCGCTAAATTCACTTGTGCCAAACGAGTCACGAGCTTTCACTGCTGTTGAGATATTCTTATCGAAATTCTCCCCACCATATTCTTTATCGCTTTTCGCTTGTTCAACCCAAGCTTTCTGCTGCTCAACCCATTGTGTCATTTCTGCTTCACGCATCTTACTGACCATATCAATGCCCGCCTGAGCTTGATCTTGGGTTAGGTTGTTTTCTTTAGCCCATAACTGATAATCACCTAGGACTTCTTCATTTACAGCAAAGCTTTCAGGGGTATCAAAGTTTTGATACTCTTCAGGGGCACCCGCCTCTTGTGTATCCTCATTTGATTCTTGGTCTTCGCTTGCAGCTATACTTTCCTCAGTTGACGGTTCTTCAACCACCTCTTGATTCGAGTTCTCTGCCTGCTGGTCAACGACTTCATCCGCATCGGTGTTAGTCTGTGTCAGCAAAGTGTCTGATTCTTCAGGCATTTTGTTCTCCTTTATTATTTTCTTTTATCATTTGCAAATACCCATTAGTATCTGCATCCGTTACCTCACTTTCTAGCCATAGTCCAATATTCCTTTGTCCTTCATTAAAGAAGGTTGTGCTATTACCAGTAAAGCTAGTTCTATGTATTCCTGCTTTCTCTAAAACTCTCCAGACAAGCCTACGCCCCCACTTCGTTTTAAGCAGTTGGCGTAGATCATCTAGCTCAGTGTCACGCCTATTTTTTTCTTTGAGTGTAGCGTTTTTCACTTCTTGCTCATTAGATGCGTTGTATTCTTTTTTCATAGAAGTACTATCTCATAAAATGTGCAAGTTACCTTTCGTTACAGAATTATTCATCCCATACCACCCAATATATTACTAAGAACATTGTTACCCTCACTATCAGCCTCGGACAATACTTTGGCTGCCTGAGCTCCTTGATTAGCTACTTGAGCTCCTTGCTGGGCTTGTTCCATCATTTGTTGTTGTTGAATCATCTCCTGACGCTCTTGTCTTATTTTTTGTACGTTATCGTCACTAACAACAATCTTAGGAGGCACGCCTAACATTTCAGCGTATTCATCTACCGACTGGTCAGCATCAAGCTTATCTAATACGTCTGGTTTGGCTGCTGCCATATTGCCAACAAATCCAGCTAACCTTTCAATAGCTCCAGTACCGATTGCTCTTTGTGCTTGAGCCATAACCGAGATATATTCAACCTTTAGCTCCATCCCTGACAGAGCTTCTGGTGGTTCTGGCACTAAGTTATTACGCACCATGATATTAAATGTTCTATCAATCAATGGATCTAACAATTCAGAATGCAATCTTTCAAGGACTGGACCAAGCATCAATAACTTCTCTTCATGCCTTTCGTCTATCTCTCTAGCTGTTATCTGTCTTCTATTGGACATAGTTAACATTTGGAATAGGTCAGAGTAGAAGCCTTGTTGAATACGACCCTGAGTCTCTTGTATGTCTTGTTGTAGCTCAGCTAACCTTGGATTAACCTCATAGGTTGGTCTAAAGCCAGACTGAGCTCCCTGCATAGTATCTACATAAGTCACCCCACCTGCAATAACTGTTGCTGGTTGACCTCTTAAAGATGACGGTGCCTGCATTGGTGGATTAACCATTTTGTCAATACCTTGAGCTTTACGCTTTTGCTCAATCTGGAGAGCTTTAACATCTCCAAGTACATCCATAGCTGGAGAACGTCCATAGATGTCAACTCCTGTAACGTGCCATCTTGGTGCCATGATTGGGAACTCTTCATAACCAGAGTCTGAAAGGTAATTATCTACCCTACCGCCCTTCTCAAAATACACACTACGATAAGGCATATTCTTGTTGTCTTTCATTTTGTAGTCTCGGTCTACATTAGGCTCAATGGCATGGATAATATCTAGCCATTTATCAAGCTGTCCATTCTTATGCATCCCTTGTACTTCTTCAGAACAATTCTCATGTCCAAACATCTTGCAGGTCTGAGCTACAGTTAGCTGGAATTCACGATAAAAGGTATCAACATTTAAACGATCACTAAGTGCTAAACCATATTCACCAGCAGTAAATGGATAACAACGAATGACTTGGTCATGGTCCTCTTCTACCAACATTGCAGCAGTACCAAAGACACCCATCTCTTCATACATTGTTTGTAATGAGTTATAAAGATTGGAGCGAGAGAATATATCCATCATGCCTCTCTCAACGTGATACATCCAAGTCTTGATTTCGTCAACCTCCATCATCTCTGGATTAGGCGTTGCTAATCTAAACCAAGGTCTAGCAGGTGAAGTAATACCGCTCATCATTCCTGCTGACAATGTTCTTATTGCCATGGTTGCAGTTGAGTCTATTATCTTGCTATTCTTCTTCGAGCCATCATTACGTTTAGATGCTAGGAATCTGCCACGCCTTGGGAGGATATATTCGCTTAACTCTTCCCAGTGACCAAAGTAAGTTGAGCGTTCATCCTTGATGTCTCCCCATCTCCTTGTAAACTTACTCCTGCTAGTCTCTTTCATATATTAAGCCCCTAGTTTATTTTTTCTGCCAAAACTTGTACCGC